CAATTACGTGCGCACGCGCAATAACGCCGCATATATCGTGGATGGCACTCGCATGTCTGGAGACGTTAACACAAGTATCGGCAATTGTCTGGTCAACGCTTGTTTAATGCAAGCTCTCGGCATACCTTTGGGTCGGTTAAAGGTTGAGGGCGATGATATGATTGCCGCAATCACACCCACAATCAAGCAACATCTGAATATTAATCTTTTAACAGATGCTGGCCTCAAACCCGAGTACAAGATACTACCAATGGAGCAAGCTGAGTTTTGTAGTCGACGTCTAGTTAATGTTGACGGTGTCCCGAGATTGTGCCGTGACCCGCGCCGTGAGATACGACGAACGGGTTACTCTATACATAATGAAACTCAGAAAGAGAAGCTCTTACGAGGCATCCACGAGTGGGCAGGATTGCCGATGTTTGGCCCTTTGTATCAATCTGCAGCCAACGAATCCATCACTCCAATCAGTAGTGCAACACGCGAACACTTCGCTCTTATCTGGGGTATTAGCCAAGATGAACAGAGGAAATTCGAAGAAGACCCCGACTTCCGCACCGAGTACGCGCAGGAGATCGCGTCGCCAGGCGCGCCTCCCACCGGGGACCGTTATCGTCCGCTACAAGGAGCTCTTGGCACCCGTGAGCAATGGAACAACACAGTTCCTATTTGTTCCCGGATCAAGCGGACTTCCACATCTCGACGCCCGCGGCCGGATGTACGAGATGTACCGTCTTCGCGGTCCCGTCCGAGTGCAGTACAGAGCGGCAGTGGGGACGACAACCAACGGGGAAGTGCTTATAGGCGTCGACTACGACGCAAAAGATGCGGTACTAACGTATCAGGGGACAGCAGCGTTGTCTCCAAAGAGCATGACCCCGGTATGGAAGGACTCTGTACTGGTGGTACCCCACAACCGAGCGATGAAGCAAAAGTGGCTGGTGACAGCTGCTGACATAACGCCTACTGGAACAGGTGGAACTCCCACTAATTACAGGGATGATGCTATAGCATTTGGACTCAACATAACTAGCACCGGCTCTTCTGCAACCGGCTCTGTTTGGGTTGAGTATAATGTAGAGTTTGCTTCTCCTCGCGTTCCAGAACCACTAGTTAATGCAAGTATTGCTAATACGACAAATGCTGCTAACATACTTAACCGTTCAGGCTACACTTGTCCAGTCGATCCCGGGCAAAGCTTCTATATTGCTAGTACCTCCGGTACTCCCAGTCTAGGCAGTGGGTATGAAGCACTAGACACCGGGAGTATCCACGGGATGGGCTGGACTCTTGTAAAACGCAG